GACCGAGGAAGCCCTGCTCGCCACCTACATGAGCGCGCTCGGGATGCTCGCCGACACGCCCCTCGGCAAGGCCGCGATCGCACGGGAGTTTGAATGATGCTCGAGGCCTCCGTAATGGCCATCAATCTCGCCGTGTTCGGGCTCCTGATCCTCGGGTTCGCCCTCACGCTCGACGTGTGATAATTTACGCCATGGTCTCGGTTCGCACCCCGAGACCCGCTCCCAGCCGTTGCCACGTCCCCATCCTGCCGGCGGCTGGGAGCATCCCTTGAACCTGTTGGAGGCTGTATGACTAAGAAGAAGCCGCCAGAAGAACTGCTGAAGACTGGCCGCAAAAGCACCTACACCGAAGAGATGGGCGAGCGGATCTGCCGCGAACTCGCCAACGGTCGCACCATCACGTCTATCTGCGCCGAGGACTGGGCGCCGAGCCTCGATGGGGTCTTCGGGTGGCTGAATAAATTTCCCGCCTTCGCGGAGGCCTACGCGCGTGCGCGCGAGGCGCAGCAGGAGGTTTTCGCCTCCCAGATCATCGACATCGCGACGACGGTCGACGACCCAGCGAAAGCTCGGAACATGATCGACGCCCGCAAATGGCACGCGGCGAAGGTCGCGCCGAAGAAATGGGGCGACCGGGTCGAGATCGACGCCAAGGTCGAGCATAGCAGCGGGCCGAGCGAAGGTCTGACGCTTATGCTGGCCATGCTTGAGAAGGCTGGCAACGGTGGACGACACTAAACGCTTGGCCGAGATTTGGAGTTCCTTGCCGCCTCACGAGCGGCAAATAGTCGAATGGCGTGCGAAATGGGTTCAGACCCGCCTGCCGCACCAGATCCCGCCTGACGGAGACTGGACGATCTGGCTCCTGCTCGCAGGCCGTGGCGCCGGCAAGACCCGGACGGCTGCCGAGGTTCTGGGAAGTTGGGCGGTCATGCAGCCAGGCACCCGGTGGCTGGTCTCGGCGCCGACCTACGGCGACCTGCTCGGCGTCTGTTTCGAAGGCGAGAGCGGCCTGCTCAACTCCATCCCTCGAGAGCTGGTCGAGACGTTCAACAAGTCGGACGTCGAGATCCGGCTCCGCAACGGCTCCCTGATCAAGGGCATCACCGCCGAAAAGCCCGAGCGTTTTCGTGGCCCTCAGTTCCATGGCGGGTGGCTCGACGAGCTGGCGGCGTGGCAATACGCCGACGAAGCATTCGACCTCCTGATGTTCGGTATGCGTCTGGGCGCCCAGCCACGCCTGATCTGCACGACGACGCCGAAGCCTAATCAGATCATCCGCAAGCTTCTCGCCCGTGAGGGCAAGGACGTAAAGGTCACGCGGGCGACGACCTACGACAACTTGGCCAACCTGGCCCCGACGTTCCGCGACCAGATCCTGCGCTACGAGGGCACGACGATCGGGCGCCAAGAGATCCACGCCGAGGTGATCAACCCCGAAGAGATGGGCATCATCCGGCGGTCGTGGTTCAAGCTTTGGCCGCACGATCGGCCCCTGCCGGAACTCGAGTTCATCGTCATGTCGCTCGACACGGCGTTCACCGAAGAGACGGGCGCCACCACGCGCGGAGACCCAGACTATTCGGCCTGTGCGGTCTGGGGGCTCTTCGAGGGCCCGAAGGGCAAGCGGTCGATCATCCTGCTCGATTGCTGGCAGGACCGGCTCGGGTTCCCTGACCTGATCAAGCGGACCAAGACCGAGCTGAAGGCAGTCTACGCCCCGCGCGAGCGGGCCATCATGAAGCCCATGTTTGGGCCGTCCTACATGGAAGAGAGCGGGCGCAAGCCCGACGTCCTGCTGATTGAGGACAAGGGCAGCGGCATCAGCCTGCGTCAGGCGTTGGCCCGTGAGGGCATCATTTCCGCCGTCTACAACCCCGGACGCGCCCGCAAGCTCGACCGATTGCACGCCATCTCGCCGGTCGTCGCCAATGGCCACGTCTGGGTCGTCGAGAGCGACAAGCTCCCCGGTCAGCCCCGGACGTGGGCCCAGCCCCTGATCGAGCAGATGTGCACCTTCTCCGGCGAAGGCTCGATCGACCACGACGACCTGATGGACGCCGCCGTGCAGGGACTGCGGTACATTGTGGATCGTGATATGATCAACACGACGAAGATCGAGCCTCGCGACCTAGTGCCGCGCGACGACCGACCGAAGGTGAACCCCTATGCCGCCTGAAGAGTACAACCTCCCCCTCGACAAGCAGGCCGAGACCGCCGTCGACACCATGCGCCGCATCGAGCGGGAGATGCGATCGCCGCTCGGCGCCATCGGCACCGGAGCCGGGGCCAAGTCGGTGCCAGGCGTCGGCCAGGCGCATGTCGGGACGGTCGGCGGCAACGTCGGGCCGTTGTCGGCGATGGGCGTCGTGGCGGCGAACCCTTGGTCTGGGGCACCGGCAGCCGTCGTAGGTCGTGGCGCCGTCAACGCCGGCCCCGTCGATGTGAGCTTGCAGCGCGTTCAACCGACCATGCAGGGCGCGCGGGCTGAGAACATCGTCGGCGTCGGCGGCAGGCCGTTCGACCCCGACACCTACTTCGGCGTGCAGGCTGGTCAAGGCCCGGCGGGCCGCAGCTACGGCGTGAACGTCGGGCGCGGCAACCTAAACGCCTACGGCTCCTACAATCCCGAGCGCAAAGCGGCGAACGCAGGCCTTGAGTATCGGTTCAACTTCGACGAAGGCGGTCCTGTCGTCATGCCGAGCGCCGACCCCATGGGCGGTTTTACCGGCATGGAGGGCGCCGATCAGGCGGCAAGAACGCCGGGTATGTACGAGGCCATCGCTGACCGCTTGGCTGCTGTTGGTGCGCCGCTGCGCCGTCCGATCGACACCATCGGTCAGGGCGCCCGTGAGATCCCCGGCACGATCGCTGACTATGCGCGCGATGTGACTGCAAGCCCTGATCCATCGCAGCGTCTGGCGTCCGACATCGGCAAGGCTGGCTCGGCGATCGCGCAGGGCGTTAAGGAAGACCCGCTTGGCGCCGTCCTCGACGTGCTGCCTGTGGTCGGCGAGATCCGCTCCGGCATGGACGCCGACAAGTATTCCCGCATGGCGTCTGAGGCTGAGGCGGCGGGCGACGAGAAGAAGGCCAGCATGTTCCGACAGCTCGCGGCGGTCGCGGCTGCGGGCACGGCGCCGCTCGCCGGCACTGCTGCGCGTCTGGCGAAGCGCGGCGCGAAGGCTGGTGTTGAGGCGGCGGAGGTTGCTGCTCGCGAAGGCGTTGAGGCCGCGGCTCGAGAAGGCGTCGATGCAGCAACCGATGCCGCGAAGCTTTCTGAACACGCTGGAGAGATTGAGAGAGCCGCCGATAACGTAAGTGAGGTCAAACGGACTGTTGACGAGGGAACGGTTGGCGGAGACGCCAGAAACAGCCAGCCGATCACTGGCGGGAATGAGGATCTCCAGTTCACCCGCCTTGAGAAGGAAGCGCGTGAAAAGGGGAAGGCGCGGCTAACGGAAGATCAGCGCGCGACTATTTCGTCTATTGCAGAAAGCACGGGCGTCGACGCGCGTAAGGTCGAAGAGGCCGTCAAGGAAAAGATCCGTAAATATCCAACGTCGAAGGGGTGGGAGCCTTTTGAGGTCGTTGGCCTTGAGAAGGACGCCGCTGGCAAGATCAAGTATGACGATGATGGTCTGCCTGAGCTGAAACTGCGCGAGCAGCCCTATCAGTTCCATCAGAAGAAGGGGCAAGAGGGGCGCGTCGGCGAAGTTGAGTGGGATCAGAAGCACATTGACGACGTCGCCGATAAGCTTGTTCGAGAGGTCAAAGAAGTCGCCGATCGTTCCGCCGCAGGCGACAAGAACGCAGACGTCATCATGGCCGCGCGCAACTGGTATCGCGCTATGCGGCAGCGTCTTCGCCAGGAATACGGCGGCTTCGCCGACGTCATGGCTGACATTCTCGGCACGACTAGCGCGCAGACAGGCGTTCGTCAGAACTGGGATAATACGATCGAAGTTCTATCGCAGTTCTCTCGAGGCGCGTATGACCGCGCTCTGACAAAGCTCGACGACTGGTTAGAGGCTGGTGGCGAGATGGGCAGCGCAGGCGCCAAAAGTGGAACTGGCTACATCAACCGCCATCTTGAAGACGTCCGTAATGCAATGCCGGAGGCCCGCAATCAAGCGAAGGCGGAAGGCATAACAAATCCGAAGAAGCAAGAGGCGCGCGCCAAAGAGATCGCGTTCCAGAAAGCGCAAGAAGGCGAATTCCCGCTGATCACTAAGGCAGACGGCAAGACGCTCTTCAATGCCAACTCGCCGCAGACCATGATGGCGCTGCTCGACGAGTTCCGCAAACGCAAGGCCGGCGACGCACCGAAGACGCCGAACTTCACTGGGAACCTGATCGGCTATTCCGACAAGGCGACGATCGACCTGTGGGCCGCGCGCCTTTTGCGTCGCCTAACCGGGCGCGGTCGCATCGTCCCTGGCGCTGAAAGCGGCGTCAGCGGCGGAATACTTGCCGAGCCTCTCCCGTCCGGCATCGGCGTAGGGGGCGAGTTTGGGTTCGGCCAGGAGGTATTCCAGAAGGCCGCGAAAAAACTTCGCGATGAGGATCCCCGTTTTGAAGGCCTCGGTGACGACGATCTTCAGGCCATAGCTTGGTTCCTTGAAAAGGAAATGTGGGGCAAGAAGGGTTGGACGTCTAAGGCAGGTGAAGGTGGCTCCCTTGAGCTGGAGGCGAACTTCGCCGGCGTTTCTGATCGTGATGCTCTTAAAGAGCTTCGCAAACAGGCAGAGACTGATCCAACGGCAGCGGAGCGCAGGCGCCTTGAGAAGGATCTAGCTGATAAGAAGCAGATCAAAGCGCGCAAAGACGCAAACGCATTTTTTGAGGAGAACAAATGGATCCTCGACATGACGCCGGCGCAGCGTCGCAATGCTATGATGGAGCGCGAAGGACTTGATAAGGCGGCAGGGCAAGCCGCCGCTGACGATCTTCTCGCGAAAGTCCGCGACGCCAAGAATGTTGAAAAATCTATCGCGACAAAAGAGAACCGCCTCGCGACGCTCGAAGAGCGTTCAGTCAACGCTCCAGCGGAAGCGCGCGCGTCTTTGGAAGAGATGCAGGCAATCGCTCGCCGGTTTACTGGTGGATTGTCGCAGGAGCGTCCTGACTTCAAACCAACGCCTGAGAGCATGACGGAGGGCAACAAGGCGCTGGCCAGCGACTTGAGCAAGAACCCAGAAGTGATCATGTACAAGGCTACGCCCAGCCAAGGGCGCTACATTGATCCGCAGGGTAACGTATTCGACGAGACAGCGTTCGACCTTGAATTCGTCACGCGGCAAAACTACGACCCAGTGCCGACGTTCAGAAAGATGGTTGAAGAAGCAAAGGCGCGAAATCAGGACAGCACGTTTTTGTCCGAGGTCGTTGAGCCTGGCACCATCCCTGACGCCAACCCCGGCATTGAAGTTTACTTCACGAAGAAGTTCGCGCCTGACCAGATGGACCGCATCACGAAGATGATCAACGGTCTCGGGGTGGAGGCCGGCTTCACGTTCGTGACGGACTTCCGCGCGAAGAACCGTCTTTCAGGCGGCGAGAATGTTGGCGAATATGTTGGCGTTAGGATGCAGTACATCCCCGAGTTCGGGAACGGGATTGAAGGCGCCGCGAAAGCCCGCAAAAAGATGTACGATGTCATTGAGCAGATATCTGAGTTTGACGGAGTTTCTACGGCGCGCTATGTTGAATACGACACGCAAGTCGCGTTCAATGGGGACTACGATGCCATCCTTGCAGGAAGTCTACCGGGAGATCGCCGAGCAACTTGGGCCCAACAGCAAGGCGGCTCGGGCGATCAAGCAGCAACTCGAGGCCGAGGCGTACTCGAAAGGGCAGACGGCGGAGCGGTTATTCATCGCCGGCGGGGTGGGCCAGCAGATGCAGGCCATCAAGAAAAACAAGCCGGCTTAACGCGCAACGACACGCACCTGATCTTCGAGACCGCGCGCAGCGTCGCTGGCATCCCTGAGCGTCAGCTCGCATACCTGATCCGCGTCGCGAGCGGCATGAACGTGCCGCCTGAACGTGCGATTGAGTTTGCCCGTCATATTATTGACGGTGATGTCAAAGGATTGACGGATCGTTTCAAGAAGTACGGCAATTCGCGCCGCACATTGACGCGCCTCAATGCGATGCTGGGCGGGAAGTCTCATAAGAAGGGTTACGCCAAGGGAGGTCTGTTCGACGGCTCCGAGGGCGTGATGGCTGCGCGGCAGAACGCGGCGCAGGCTTTGGCCGCTGGGGTGGGGCATCCGGCAGTAAGGAAATCTCTCCAGCGGTTCATGGGTCACACAAAGTGATGGGGTGAACATGGACTACAATTCAGCGATTGAGGCTCTCGTCGAGAAGCTTCAGAAGGATGCGAACCTGGCGGCGGCGGCGAAGGAGATCACCGACGCCGACACCGTGCGGCACTATGATAACCAGATCCCAGAAGACCTCCTGACCGAGTGCATCGTCGAGGTCGAGCGGCGCGGCTGGCAGTACGGCTGGCGGTCGAATAAGAAGCTCGGGTTCGGGCACTGGAACGTCGTTCTGTCAGACAGCAAGATCGAGCGGGAAGACGTCTACCACCTCGTGCCTGAGAGCATTCAGCGCCTGTGGGACTACATCCAGCCGCGCTTCATGCCGACGACGCCTGTCCTTGTCAGAGCCTACGCCAACGCCCACACGTTCGGCGTCGAGGGCTATGTCCACCGGGACAGCAAGCATGACGGCGATCAGACCTGCATCATCTACTATGAGCAGGACTGGAAGCCAGAATGGGCGGGGGAGACGGTCTTCTTTGACCACACCGGCGACGTGATCAGGGCGGTCCTGCCGCGCTATGGCCGCATGACGATCTTCCCCGGCAAGATGAAGCACGTCGGCAGGGCTGTGAGCAGGATCTGTCCGGTCGCCAGGCGCGTCCTCGTCCTCAAGGGCAAGCCCCTATGAGCAAGCGACCCCTTCTCGTTGTCGCCCTCAAGCGCATGGGCGCCTTCTATATGACGCACAACAGGCGCCTCGAGCGTAAGCTCGGGGAGCATCTTCTTTCCACCTATGATGCGCTGAAGAAGCTCGGCGCCGATGAGGAAGTCGCCCTCGCCGGCGGTCTTCACTCCATTTATGGCACGAGTGTCTTCCGCAGGGTGACTGTGCCGCCTGAGCGGCGTTCGGTTATCAGGGGCTTGTTCGGGGAACGGGCCGAGCGTCTGGCGTGGTTGTTCTCCGTTATCAATCGCCCGAAGTGCCTTGAGGGGTTAGAGCCGGTGCTGGATTGGCGCACTGGAGAGCCTATTGAGGTGTCTGAGCAAGATCTCGCCGACCTTCGGTTGATTGAGGTGGCCAATCTGGGCGATAATGGCTCAACTTTGGAGAGGTATCCCAATCTCAGAGAGATCAGGGACAAACACATGGCCCCGGCATGAGCGATCAAGACCTCCGCGCCCTAGCGGCGAAGCTTCTGAAGCATTACGCCGCCGACGGCGAGCTCTCTCCGATTGTCGAAGACATCTTCGCCAATACGGAGATCGACCGCGGTGAGGCCGGAGATCTTGAGGCCATCACGCCGGAGGAGCGGAACCTTCTGGCGCTTCTCGGCGGGTACGCTGCTGAGGCCAATGAACGCAAGCCCCTGGCCCTGACCGTGCAGGGCTGCGGCGACGCGGGCGGCGGAGACGACGATGACGGCGACGACGATGATGATGATGACGATGATGAGGCCGACGACGAAGAGGGCGCGGATCCAAACCCAGACCTTATTCCAAACAAAGATGAATATGGCCGAGATGAGCGTGACCTCTATCAAGGAACCTACATTGGTTCCCTAGAGGGCGTCACTGGCCCTAATGGGTCTAGCGCGGGCGAAGAAGACGACGACTATTCAATCTTCGACCAATTCCAAGCAAACTATCTTGGCCCGACGTTCAATCCGGCGGCGAACCAAGACGCCTTCTCTCTGAACAACATTGCTGACTTTTTGAATGAGATGGACAACGCTGCGGCTCAAGGCAATGCAGCTGAGTTCCTGTCGAATAACGCAGACTTCATCAATGAGTTGTCATCTGCGTTGAATGAAATTGGCGACATTGGCCTTCAAGGAAGCTTCAACTCGGCGCTGAACAGCGCCTATGATGCTGCAATCAGCCAAGGTCAGCAGAACGTCGCGTCTCAAGAGCGTGACACGTCAAGCTATGTTGAGCTGTCGCCGGAGATAATTGCGCAGCTCAACGCTGATCTTAATGCTCTTTATGCAAACAGAGAGAACGAACAAGAGAACGTCCTTTCCGAGCAGCAGGCTTCTATAGCCAGCCAGCTTGCTGCTGCGGGCGTGCGCGCTGATGACATTCAAGAAGTTCTTGAAGGCCGCATGAGCCTTGAGGACGCAGTGCGTGGCTCTGAGATCTCCAGCCTTACGATCGGGGGGCGCGGCAACGAAGGGCAAACGGGGGCAACTCTAGCGCCTGGACGGGACAGCGGCGAAACGATCACCAATATAGAATTCATTGATGCTGCAACGCAGCAGGCTTTGGCTGACGCCGCTGCTGCTGCTGCCGCTGGGTCGACATCAAGCAGTTCTACATCTGCGGCAGGAACTCAGGGCGGGTCTACTGCCGGCGGAGGAACCGCTGGTGGAGGAACTGCCGGCGGAGGAACTGCCGGTGGAGGAACTGCCGGTGGTGGAACTTCTGGTGGTGGAACGACCGGAGGCGGTGGCACAGCGGGCAGCACGTCTGCATCCGTCGCTTCTCAGATCAACGGTCTTTATCAGTCTCTCCTTGGCCGGTCGGCTGACACGCCTGGCTTAAACTATTGGTCAAACGTGGCGTCTCAAGGCGTCAGCATGGCCGACATCGCCAACGCCATCAAAATGTCAGACGAATATCTTGCCCTTCAGTCTTCTGGCGGGGGCGGCGGCACAACCGGCGCAGGAACGACTGGCGCGGGGACTACTACCGGCGGCTCGACGACAAGCGGCGGAGGCACGGGCGCCGGAACTGGTACTACAACAGGAGGCACTGGAGCCGGGACCGGAACCGGCACTGGAACCGGCACGGGGACAGGTACGGGGACAGGTACTGGAACTGGTACAGGCACAGGTACTGGAACAGGTACTGGAACAGGTACTGGGACGGGCACGGGCACCGGAACGGGCACTGGAACAGGTACTGGAACAGGTACTGGGACGGGGACTGGAACAGGTACTGGGACAGGCACTGGAACTGGCACAGGCACGATCGGTGGGACGGGCGGCGGTGGAGACGGCACCGGCGGCACCGGCGGCGGAACCAACACTGGGGGCGGGACAGTTATCAATACGGGGCCGACGGGGATGGGCCCAACAGGCAATGTCACGCCTGAATATGAATATCGTTATCGTCGTCAGTATGTCCCATATACTGGCGAGCATGAGACATATGGCATCCGCGGCCCTGAGCATCTGTTCTATCAGATGATCCAAGAGCAGCGTTTAAAAGGTGATCCCAATTCGCCTTGGACTGTTATGGCGTCGCATGGCGGACATTTTGACGCTGATGCGTATTTCGCGGAAGGCGGCTCTGTGTCGTCTTACGCTCCGCAGAACACGCCGCAGGCGACAACCTTTGCGGAGCGTTCGTTCCCCGTGATGGCGTATACAGACGGCCAGGGGCCTGTTGGCTACATCGCGGCGCCGCCCGCCCTTACGCCGTCTGAGAATGTTGGTCGTGATGGCCCAATGGCGATGCCGACAGCGCCTAGCCAAGCGGCTGCGCCTCCTCAACTTGGACCTATTGGTCCTCTGACTGCCTCAGTTAACAAGAATGCGCAGCCTTATCCTTCTCAAATATCCCAGAACCCGAATATGGGGTATTCTCTTGGGATTGGGCCTCTTTCAACCATCAAGTGAAAGCCCTCTGCGCGGCTCTCTCATACTAGGACGAACACATGGCTGACGACGATAAGGACGAAGGCGTCGAAATGGAGCTGGAGGAAGAAGCCTCCGACGTCCAAGAAAACCCTGATGGGTCTGCGGTCATTACTCTTGATGAGCCAGAAGTCGCCGAAAGCGCAGAGTTCTACACGAACCTCGCTGAGGAAATGGACAACAGCACGTTGGGCGACATCTCGACCCAACTGATGAACTTCATTGAGCGCGACAAGGAAGCCAGAAAGCTCCGCGACAAGCAGTACGAAGAGGGCTTGCGCCGCACGGGCCTTGGTGATGACGCTCCTGGCGGCGCGCAGTTCCAAGGCGCGTCCAAGGTTGTGCATCCCATGCTGACCGAGGCGTGCGTCGACTTCTCAAGCCGCGTGATCAAGGAGATCTTCCCGCCGAATGGACCCGTGAAGGAGTACATCCCCGGCGAAGTCACGCAGGAGAAAATTGAGAAGGCCGAGCGCAAACGCAAGTTCATGAACTGGCAGCTCACGCAGCAGATGATTGAGTTTCGGTCTGAGCTGGAGCAGCTCGAGACGCAGGTTCCTCTCGGCGGCGCGCAATATCTCAAGATGTACTGGGACGATCAGAAGAACCGCCCGGTGGCGATGTTCATCCCGATCGACGACATCTATCTGCCCTACAGCGCCACGAGCTTCTATAGCGCCGAGCGCAAGACGCATGTTCAGTACCTGACGAAGCTTGAGTTCGAGAAGCGCATCGGCTCGGGCATGTATCGCGACATCGACCTGATTACGCCGCAGGAGCCGCAACAGACGGGCGCCGCCAAAGCCAACGACAAGATTGAGGGCAAGGCGCAGACGTCTTACAACGAGGACGGCCTGCGGACTGTTTACGAAGTCGCCTGCTATCTCGACTTTGAGGACAACTTCGGCCTGGCTCCCTATCTTGTGACGATCGACCAGACGACGGGCGAGACGCTCGCGGTCTATCGCAACTGGGATCCAGACGACAACGCGCAGCAAGAACTGGTTCACATCATTGAGTTCCCGTTCGTGCCGTGGCGCGGTGCTTATCCGATCGGCCTGCCGCACATGATCGGCTCGCTATCGGCGGCAGCTACTGGCGCCCTACGCGCCCTGCTCGACAGCGCCCACATCAACAACTTCCCTGGCATGTTGAAGCTCAAGGGCGGCAACCGTGGCGGTCAGTCCGAGCGTATTGAGCCGACGCAAGTGACGGAGATCGAGGGCGGCGTTGGCGTTGATGACGTCCGCAAGATCGCCATGGCGGTCCCGTTCAATCCGCCGAATGCTGTCTTGTTCCAGCTTCTTGGGTTCGTCGTGGACGCCGGCAAGGGCGTTGTGCGGACGACATTTGAAGACTTCAAGCAGGCAAGCCCGAACCAGCCCGTCGGCACGACGATGGCTCTTCTTGAGCAAGGTCTGACGGTCTTCTCGGCCATCCATGCGCGTCAGCACAACGCCATGATGATGGTGTTGAAGGTTCTGCACCGTCTGAACGCCAAGCACATCGACGACGACTACGTTGTCGAGGTGACGGGCGAAGAGATGGCGAAGGCCAAGGACTTCCAAGGCCCGATGGACGTCATCCCCGTCTCGGACCCGAACATTTTCTCCGAAGCCCAACGCATGGCGCAGATGCAGATGGTTCTGCAACGCTCTGACGCCAAGCCGCAACTCTATGATGCTCGCAAGGTCGAAGAGCTATTCCTTGAGCGCACGAAGATCCCGAACGCAAAAGATCTTCTGGCCAAGCAGCCTGAGCCGATCGAGCTAAATGCTGTCAACGAGAACCTCGCTCTGACGCTTGGCCGTCCTGTCGCGGCGTTCCCGATGCAGGATCATCTCGCGCACCTTCAGGTCCATCTGGATTACCTGACATCGCCGATCTTTGGCATGAACCCCCTAATCGGGCCGACGTTCATCCCTGGCGTGTTACAGCACATCAAGGAACACATGGCGTATTGGTATTCGCTGTCGCTCTATGAGGGCGCCAGTGCAGCAGTCGGCGTGCCGTTGGATATGTTCCTTGAGGGCAAGGATCAGGAGGTCAACGCCGAGGTCGACCGGACGCTCGCGATGGCGTCTCGCCGCTTTATGCCGGAGGTCCAGCAGTCATTGCAGGGCCTGCCTCCGATTATTCAACAGGCCATGCAGGTCATGTCTCAGATGGGTCCGAAGCAGCCGACAGATCCGGCCCAGGTCCTTCAGGCTGAGACGGAACGTAAGGCCATGGCTGATCAGGCTCGAGCGCAGATTGATCAAGAAAAGATCGGTCTTGAGCGCGAACGCCTTGCCCGCGAGGCCGCGCTTGATCAGATCAAGATGCAGGAGCGTCAAATGGAGGTCCAAGCCAAGATCGCCATGAACCGCGAAGACAATATGACTGCAAAAGAGCTTGCCGTGTTCGAGGCAGAGCAGGGCATCAAGACGGCCTATTCAACGGGCCGCGGCATTAACCCCCAACCGTGAGGACGATCATGGACAACAGCCTTCTTCCCCAGCATAAGCGCCTCGCCATGGGGCTTTCCGTCAACAACGAGCCTGCCGGCGCCGGCAAGAAGATGATCGGCGACATGGTCGGCAAGCACGCCTCCTATGGCATCCACAAGAACCTGAAGGGCAACAGCGACAAGCGCCCCCAGAGCGGACTTAAATCCTTCGACGCTAGGAAATAAATCCGTTGACAGGATGGGGATATGATAGAAATCATAATCAGTGCGCTACTCGAGGAAAAAAATCGGGTAGCGCACGAAAGTATGTCGCAGCCCGGTGACGGCTCATCTTTTGAGTACGGTCGCCGGACAGGTTTTTACGCCGGGCTAGAGAGGGCCATGTCCCTCATCGAGGAGACCCTGGCAAAAGAAGAAGGAGAGGAACATGACCAACGTCGTCATGTTACAGGAAGGTGGAGACAATACTGACCTGGAGGGAAAATACTTCCCCACGGTCGACGCTGGCGTCCGTCCTTTCGGATCCCGCGTGCTGGTCCAGATCAGGGCCGCCAAGTCCATCTCTAAGGGTGGCATCATCTTTACGGACAGCACGAAAGACACCGAGCGCGACAACACGCAGGTCGCCAAGGTGCTTGCGATCGGTCCTCTGGCTTACAAGAACCGCAACTCCATGGAGAGTTGGGCCGAAGGGCAGTGGTGCGGCGTTGGCGAATACGTCTTCGTCCCCAAGTACGGCGGCGTTCGTTTTGAGCGCAAGCTACCGCCCGGCGTCGATGGTTTCGACGAGTTCGTCCAATTCGCCATCATTGACGACCTGAACGTGATTGGGGCGGTCGACGACCCCTTCAACCTCAAGTCGTTTATCTAAGGGGGCGGTCATGAACAGCACTGAAAAAGCTCAGGTCCAAGAAGAAGAAATTGAGATCATTGAGGGCGACCCGCCGGAGGAAGATCATGGCGGCGAAGAAGGTCAGCAAGAAGACGAACGCCTTTCTGACAGCCGCAATGATGAAGAAGATGCGCGCCGTCAGGCGAAGCGCGAAGAGCGCCAGCGTCGCAAGCAGAACCAAAAGTACGCCCGCGACAAGACGCGGGAAGAGATGCAATGGCTCATGGAGCAAAACCAAGCCTTGCAACAAAGGCTGGAAGCCATTGAAAATCAGGCGATTAGCTTCCAAAAAGGTTCGCTCGACCAGAACTACAATCAGGCCCTGCATGGTGTTAAGGCCGCTGAAAACGCCCTTGCTAAGGCGATTGAGGTTGGCGATGGATCTCTCGTTCCTGAGCTTCTTCGTCAACGCGATATGGCGCTTGCCAAGGCGGCTGAAATCAACCGCGCAAAGCAGAACGTAGCTGCGCCCGCGCCCGCTACGAACACCATCGTAAATATGAAGGCGCGGCAGTGGGCGGCGGAGAACCCGTGGTTCAACGCCAATAGCGCAGATCCTGACAGTCAGGTCGCCAAGGCGATCGACGCCAGCCTTGTCGCTGAGGGTTTGGACCCTGCGTCTGATCGCTATTGGGACGAACTGAATTCTCGCGTGGCGAAGTATCTTCCTCACCGTTTTGCAGAAGACGACGATGAGGACTATACTGAGCAGCGAAGGCCAGGCCGTCGCGGGCCGCCGGTTGGTGGTTCCCGCGAAATGGCTCCTGGCAAGACACAGGTTTACCTGACGCCGGAGAGGGTCAATGCCCTCAAGGACGCGGGTGCATGGGACGACCCTGTTCGTCGCAAAGAGATGCTTAGGCGCTTTGCGGAATGGGATCGACAGAATAAGGCAGCGCGCTGAAAGGGAGCGAGCGATGAGACTGGATGATGATGGACGCTTGAAGAAGACCGCCGATCCGGCACGTCGTAGCCGCGCGATGGAAGATCGCCGCGTTACAGAGAACCGAGAACTCTCCGACGATGACCGTATCGAGATGTTCAGAAATGCGTTCTATCAGCACGCATTGCCGGACCTCCCTGAGATCCCCGGCTATCATGTTTGCTGGCTGACCACGACCAACCCTCGCGACAGCGTCCAATCCCGTATGCGGCTTGGCTACGAGGTCGTAAAGCCCGAAGAGGTTCCGGGTTGGGAATATGCAACGCTGAAGACCGGCGAGTACGCCGGTTGCATCGGTGTCAACGAGATGATCGCGGCAAAGCTGCCCGAGCGTCTCTACTACCGCCTGATGAGAGAGGCGCATCACGACGCGCCACTGAGAGAGCAGGAACGTGTGGTATCCGACAACGACGCTATGGCGGCGCGTGCCCGTGGCTCCAAGACAAATATGATGGAAGAGGAAGGGCTTTCGGAACTGCGTCAAGCGCCTCCCAATCCTATTTTCGAATAGGGCTGGGGTTCCTCAACCTAGCGGAAGGAATTCGAGATGTCCTCGACCAACGCTCCGTTCGGCCTTCGCACGGCGTATAGCCCCTCGGGCACGATCCGTGAAATGGCCGGCACCATCATTACTGGTTACGCATCCGACATCTACACGGGCCAGCCCGTGAAGATGGGCACGAACGGCACCCTTGAGGCTGCCGCCGCTGGCGACGCTTTCATCGGCGTTTTCGCTGGCTGTCAGTACCTGCCGACTGGCGCCCAGCGCCCGGTGATTTCACCGAGCTGGCCCGCCAACACGGCTGCCACGCAGATCATCGCCTATTACACCATGGACCCGTACCTCGTGTACGAGATCCAGGCTGATGGCTCGATCACGCAGTCCGAAGTCGGCCAGCAGGCCAACTTCACCAACGCTGGCAGCTCCAACGGCCTCGGTTATTCGACCGCGACCATTGACGCCGCCACCGCTTCGTCGGGCAACTACCAGCTCCGCATCGTTGGCATCGCCAACGGCGTCAATAATGCTGCTGGTGATGCCTACACTGTCGTACAGGTTCAGATCTCGAACCATCAGTACGTCGCCACGCGCAACGCCTTCTAATTAGGGAGATCCGTCCATGGCAACTCCGATGCGTAGTACGGACTTCCGTTCCATCGTCGAACCGATCCTCAATGAGTCGTTCGACGGCGTCTACGACCAGCGCGCAGACGAATGGAAGCAGGTTTTCCGTGAAGAGCGCGGCATTCCGCGTAACTACCACGAAGAGCCCGTGCTCTTCGGCTTCGGCGCAGCTCCTGAGCTGCCCGATGGCACCGCCGTCACCTACCAGGCCGGTGGTGTTCTGTTCATCCAGCGTTACCTCTACCGTGTGTACGGTCTCGCCTTCGCCCTCACGAAAGTGCTGGTGGAAGACGGCGACCACATCCGCATCGGTCAGACGTATGCCCGCCATCTCGCCCAGTCCCTGGTCGAGACGAAGGAAACGCTGGGTGCGAACGTCCTGAACTTCTCGTTCAACGGCGCCTATCCGGGCGGCGACGGCAAGTCTCTTGTCGCCACCGATCACCCGATCATCAACGGCACCTTCTCGAACCAGCTTGCGACCGCCGCCGCGCTGTCGCAGACCTCGCTCGAGCAGCTCCTCATTCAGATCCGCAACGCCGTCGACAACAACGGCAAGCGCATCCGTCTGACGCCGACGAAGCTCGTGGTGTCTCCGTCCAACGTCTTCCAGGCTGAAGTCCTGCTGAAGTCGGTGCTGCGCGCCGGCACGGCTAACAACGACATCAACCCGGTGAAGTCGATGGGCCTCCTCGATGGCGGTCAGGCCAACCTGTCGCGTCTGACCTCGACCACCGCTTGGTGGGTCGAGACCGATGCGCCGGAAGGTCTGAAGCTCATGATGCGCCGTCCGCTCGAAAAGAGCATGGAAGGCGACTTCGAGACGGACTCCATGCGGTTCAAGGCCACCGAGCGTTATGCGTTCGGCTGGACCGACCCGCGCGGTGTCTTCGGCACCCCCGGCGTCTAATAGACGACCGAATAAGGCAAAGGGGCGGCTGGACCGCCCCTTTGTTTTATGTGAAACTACAGTCCTCGAAACTTGGTCAAACTTTTCAAGGAGGAGACCAAAATGACGCAGTTTTCCGACGATCTCTGGCTTGGCACGGCTAACGGCCCGCAGGTCAACTCCTACTCCGGCCCTGGCGCTGTCCTGAGCGGCGTTGGCCCCCTTGGCCGCATCTTCATCTTCGACATTGTCCCGGCTGCTCTCTCGGCGACGGCTGTGTGCGCCGCGCAGGCTGCGGCTGCCGCTGGCTACCTGACGATCAACGGCGCGTCCGCCGCTGGCGGCGTGGCCACGTTCGACGTCGCCCGCACGGTTTCGGTCGACACGTCCAACATCGCCAACACGACGCAGACCGTCACGATTACCGGCACCGACTACTGGGGTCAGGCTCAGACTGAGGCCATCGCCTGCAACGGCACGACGCAGGTCAACGGCGACAAAGCCTTCAAGACCATCACTGCCGTTTATGTCGATGGCGCCATCACCGGCACAATCTTCCTCGGCAACAACGATGTCTTCGGTCTCCCCTATCGCGTGACGGATGCTGGCTACCTGCTCCGCACCGGCTGGGCGAACGCCGTGGCTGACAACGCTGGCACCTTTGTGGCCGCTGATACGGCGACTGCGACTGCTACGACCGGCGACGTTCGTGGCACCTTCGCGCCGACCGGCTCTGCGGCTGATGGCGCTCGCCGCCTCGTGATCGCGATCGGCCTCACCGCCATTCAGGCGGGTCCGAATGCGACGCAGACGGGCGCCATTGGCGTGACGCCGGCCTGATTGGGCTGAGGGGGCTTAGGCCCCCTCTCTTTCCCTCTGGAGGCTTAGATGCGCCCTATACAGCAAAATCTGTCTTTTTACGCCGCTGACGCCAATGGCATCTCGACGGCTCAGACGCCCACTCTGAACGCTGATCTGACGCTGAACGGCGTCCTCGTTTCTGGCGGTGTCGCGACCCTTCCGACGCCGGGCCCTGTCACCCTGACAAGCACCGACGACTTCAGCGCCGTCACCTTCACGATCATCGGCACGTCCTCCACGGGCGCCGCCTTGTCTGAGGCCATCGCTGGCCCTGACAACGAGACTGTGACGACGACGAACTCGTTTGCGACTGTCACCGAGATCCAGACCGATGCCCCTTCTGGGCTGACGACTGAGACCGTCGAGGCAGGTAGCGCGGCTGTTGGTCTTGGCGCCACTGCGTGGTGGCCGCTCGACATCTACACGCCCAATCAGGTGACGACGATCTCGGCGAACATCCTCTCCGGCACTGCGACCTATTCGGTCGAGTTCACCAACGAAGATCCGTTCGACACGTCAATCACCCAGTTGGCCGTCGCTCATCCTGTGGCTGCTCTCACCGGCGCGTCCACAGACCAGACGGCTTTCACGACGACGCTCATGCGCGCTGTCCGCTTCAATGTGGCTTCGGGCACTGGCGTCATCCGCGCCACTGTGGTGCAGCAATCGACGGCGTGAGGTAGGTCATGAAGGGCTGGTGTTTCTCCAAGGGAGGCTACACGCCGGTCTACAAGGCCAGCGGCGGCGCTTGGACAAGATCCGAAGGGAAGAACCCCGAGGGTGGCTTGAACGAGAAGGGGCGCGCGTCCCTTCGCGCTCAGGGCCACGACATCAAGCGCCCCGTCTCTGCGTCTGAGGCGAAGAAGAGCCCGAAGGCCGCTGGTCGTCGGGCTTCATTCTGCGCTCGGATGAAGGGCGTGAAGGCGAAACTGACGTCTTCTGAGACTGCTCGCGACCCGAACAGCCGCATTAACAAGTCTCTCAGGAAGTGGGACTGCTGATGGTTAAGGGACCGCACTATGGCGATTTCGCCTTCCCAGAGGATGCTGGTTTCAGCGGCTCTGCTGGCAAGCAGTTCGTTCGCCCTTACGCCCGTGGCGGCAAGGCCAACCCCTTCTGGGATAAGCCTGCCCCAGAGGGGAAACCATCTCACCTGTCTCCTAAGCAAAAATCACAGGCAAAGGCTCGAGCCGCTGCCGCAGGTAGACCTTACCCGAACCTCGTCGACAATGCCGCCGTCGCCCGGCGCAAGGAGAAATGACATGGCCATTCGC